AAACAATCACAAAACTGCAAAATGTACAAGTGATTATATTTACAGGGGTTAAAGATACGAGAAAAGAAAAAATATTGCTTAAAAAGTCCTTGAAATTTATACGTATGTAACAAGTATGTATCAAAAATACACTATATATTGTGGTCAAAACGAGTAACTGACCACAATATACAGTATCCAAAAAAAGATAGCCATTTCTGGCTACCCCAGCATCTTACAAAAATATTTTCACAAGTTTTTTCTTGTTTTTCTTTACAGTTTCATCACTTTCTTCAAACACTCCGAATCTGTCGAATCCAACAGTTATCATTAAAGCGACAAAGTTTGTACTTATCAGAAGTATTAAATCTTCCGTCTTCGACTTTTCTTCTATGGAATCAAATATTTCTTTGTTGCTTTCGTTTTTCAGCTTGCTCCGCAATAGGTTTAAATTCTGCCTTCTTTGATAGCCTCTTAATTCCAATGTGATTACTGAATTTAGAAATATCAGTGCAAACATTATGATTACAAATTTCCTACTTCTGTGATATATTTTCATCTTTATCATCTCTCTTCTTGACAAATCCGAGCTTTTCCAGCATAAGCTCCAAAAATCCTTTGCTTATGCCATATCTTTTCTGATTGATTGTTTCCATCATAGCTTCTCCGAAAAATCCCAGCACAGGACTCCAAGGATACAGGAAGCCGGCATTGAAATGCCCCACCACTTTATTAAGCGACAGGGCAATAGCCATTGTCATTCCGGCAACGGCTATTCTTTTTATGTACGGTTTTACCGGCTGGTTGTCTATCATTTTTTGAGCTACTACACCGAACAGCACCCCTGAAAAGAATAGTATCAAGAAAAGCCCGTGATTGTCTATTATTACTTTTAAATCCTCTATCATTAATTATGCTCCTTATATCCCTACTGCTGTTTTTTCTTCCCCAAGTATTCTGTGTACTATTTCATCTACATTTATGGTTTTTTCAAGCGCCTCAGCACCTTTTAACAATAAATCCTCAGTGAATCTCTCGATGTCATCAGGAATATATGGATTGTTTATCTCTTGTGATTTCTTTACAAAATCCTTAAACTTTCCAAAAAAGTTATTTTTAACAGCTTCCAGTTTTTCTGCCCCTTTTTTAGCTCCAAAGATTATCTCCTTTTCTAACACTTCTTTTCTGGTAAAATCTACCAGCATTCCTATTAAAATTACTTGTAACTGTTTATCCATTGTTTCTCCTCCTAAAATTTATAAAATCAATTTTACCTTGTTTAGCCAACCTTTTATACTAAAATTATTTTTAACGTTTAATTTCAGCTCGTATCAGAGCCGTTTTCGCATTACTTTAGTTCAAAATGTGGTGTATCATTCATTTTCCAGTTTCCACCCCATTCGATGTTAATATTTTTTGATTTTGCAACTGCCAAGATATGATTTGCGATTAATTTCAATTTTTTTTCATCATATCCTTCAGCGGATGTGAATTTTCTATACACACCATTTTCGATAACTCCGCAAGGGAAAATGTCAACAGCATGCCCAAATCCATCAGATTTTATTTGATGGTTTGATTTCGCTCTTTTCCCATCACAATTTGTTACAATTCTTCCTGTCTTGCTTCTTCCAATTTGATATAAAGCAAACTGTTCTTCTGTTGTCCTAGCTCCTGCTGTTATTCTAAAATCAAACGGACTATTCGTAATCGCAGCTTTCATTACTTCAACCAATTTAGGATGTACTTTTTTCATTTTATCCAAACTTGACTGTGAAAAAGAATATTTTTTATTTCCTGTTACCGCATTTTCTTTATCCCAGTATCTTAAATATTCCTCTTTTTCTTTAACTCTGTTTAACCAGCCTGTTAGAAATCTTTCTTGTGTTTTATCAGCTTCAACTTTTGCTCTATAATAAATTCTCTGCAAGCTATGATAAACTTCTAAAAATTTTTCAGAGTCTACTGCATTCAATGCTTCCAATGTTTTGCTCCCAATTATTCCGTCTGTGTCCAAGTTTGCATTTGTAAGCTGATTTATAGCAATCTGTGCGTTTTTGATTCCGTTTTTGCCACTATTCACAGCCCAGTCGCATATAGATAGCGCTACTTTATCATTTGCAACTTTATCCAGCTTGTTTCCTAAGTAATATTTTTTTAGATATATATTTTTTGCAAAATCTATTGTTAAATCTTGCATGTCTCCTTTATATCCAAACTCTCTTGCTTCTTCTTCGATTATTCCGTATTTTGTTTTTCTACCTTTATCATGCTTGTCATCAGTATATCCACCCTCAACTCTCAGCAGATAGTCAAATATTCTTTCAAATCTGTCCATTTAAATCACTTCCCATTCTTCACTAAATAATTCAATCATAGTTTCTTTCCAAGGTACTCTACCGTATCTGGATTCCACATATAGATATGGAGCTGTCATTTTACTATTTTCGTCAGGAAATTGTGCTTTTATCACTACATCCTTGCTCCATTGCGGCAATCTCATTGCTTTTCCTTTTTTTACTTCTTCAAACGCTTTCCCAAAATTCATCTACATCACTTCCTTTATTTCTTCAACATTCAATATTATGTTGTCTTCTTCAAATTTCACTCCAACGACCTTGTATTTTTTACCATCCAATTCTATTTCTGTGCATATCAATTTTTCTATATTCATTCAAATCACTCCTCTTAATTTTGAAAAAAATCTTTTACATTTAAATCTAACATTTGTTCAATAGTGTATCTGCTGATTCCAACTACTGCCATTTGCTCTGCCATGTCAGCAATTTCTAAAATATCCTGAATCTTTTTAGCCAAAACTTTTAATTCAGCTCTATTCAACTCAATAAATTCAACCATTTTTTTATCATTTAAAACTTTGACTTTTTCAATTTTGTCCTGCTCTAAAATCCACATTAACGACATCTTTAAGGATAAACTGTTTCTATTTCTTTCGTTATTTTCAAACGTGTATTTTTTACCAGCTTTTTCAATTTCAAGCGGCTGATTCAAAAAGTTTGATTTAGCTTCTGCTAAGTCTTTTAATGCTTTTTCCCTTAACTCTTTTAATTTCGCATTCAATAAATCATTGTCAACTTTCCAAGCGTGAGAATCTTTATCCCATACGCTCCATTCATTTGGCTTTGCAATAGTTTTTATTTCTTCACCCTCGAAATATTGTCCGTCTGATAAAATTAATATTCCCGCTTGAACTTGTTCTGAAATATTCATTTCTCTAATTTTTCCATTTTCAATAATTGGATTTTTAATTTCCGTGTAGGATGTAAAATTTTCCCCTTCTATATATTCACTACAATATTTCAATTTATCAACCTCAAATTCTTTCTGTGATGGTGCTAGAAATATACCTACTATATTCCCATTTTTATCGTATAAATATATTCTAAATCCTTCCATTCTTATCACTCCATTTCTTTGTTTGTTTGTTTTTATTTTTATTCTGTACTAACTTATGAATTTGCACAAAATCTAAAAATAAGAACACTGATTTTTAAAGACTTTGAACTAATTTTAGTTTATACTTATAACTTTTATTAAATTACTAAATTTTAGAGCAGTAAACAATTGAACCTTTTAAAATAGTTGACGTTCCTTTTATAAATGCTCCCCATATGTTTAGTGATGTAGGACTAATTTGTATTCTTGTAGCTCCTGTTTCTCCTCCTTTTGAATTAGAAGCTAGCGAAGATTCTAACCAGTAAAATTCTTGAAGAGGAAGAAATTTCTCAGGAATATCTACAAGCTTTTGATTATCAGCATAAAATACATCATCACCTTGTATTAATATTCCTGCACTCACAATGTTTCCTCGTTTCACAAAAGTTACAGTACCGTTGTGTATATTTATCACTTGTTTTTCAATTTTGAACAAATTTTCTACTTTGTCCGAAAGTCCAACATTCGTAATATCCACAAATTTAGTAATATCAAAACTCGTACTTGTATGAGTCTGTATACATTTATATATTTTCCCGTCTGTTAAATCATTTATGTACCATTTCCCAGCTTCTTTGCTTTCAACTTTACTTACATATCCACCTAAAGATTGTCCTATTGCTTGTTTCCAAGTTTCTGCATCTATCACGTCTCCTGTTTCTGTGCCAAATTTAACAATTCCTGCTTTTTCTGTTGTTGCGCTCGAAGTTTGACCATCGAGATGTTCTAATATCTCATACAACTTCATAAAATTCCTTGATACTTTTCTCAAATCGGCAACCGTGTCTAACTGAAATAGCTCAAAAAGTTCGTTTTTAGTACTTGGCGGTACAAAAGTATTTTCATCTATATTTTTTATTAAATCTAATGTCGCTTGTTTCATTTTATCTCCTTTCAACTAATACACAATTTTTATATCATACCAAACTGGAATGACTTCATAAATCAATTCTAGCCAGTATTCCAAATATTCTTTATCTACAATGGATGAATGGAAATTTACTATATATTGGAAATTATTCTTATCGTTTATTATTGTTACGCTATCATTGAAAATAAAATACAACTTCATTGTATCTTCAAAATACTTTAGAGTGGTCGATCGCCTTAAAATTCTTTTTGCTATAATTCTGTTTATTTTAAATATTGTTGCCAAATTTTTACTTGAGACTAATCCATATTTTCCCTCTAATTTTTCCAAAATTTCACTTCTTGCCGTTGTAAATCTTCTGTTTTTTATTAAAGTTCCTATTTTAAATTCCAATGATTTTAGCTCAACATCTGCAAAATGAAATATATCCTGAATGAGAGATGAATTTCTGAATATTCCTGGAAGTGATTTTATCATACTGTTGTAATAATCATTTTTAGCAAGATTATACATAACATCCGCATAATCATCATCATATACGAAGAGTATTGGAAATTGCTTCTCAGTAATCTTTTGCTTGAAATTTACATAGTCATCTAATCCTACAAAGAATGAAAAATCGCTTACTGTATAATTCAATAGCTCTAACGCCGTCATTTCAGATAATTTTTTGGTATGTTTAACAAAATTAGCTGTTTTGGGATTACTTTTAATCGTAGCAAACTCTTTATCTCTACCATCATTTACAAAATCCCTCACATAGAAATTTGATAATTCATTTTCATTAAAATTATCTTTAATATATTCAGTTGACTTTTGGTGTACATTTTTTGCCATTAGTTTCTAAATCCAATCACATAAAAATTTTTGGCAATTTCATATTGCATTAAAGCATAAATTATAACCTCATCTCTTGCGTCAAAAGTAGCATAATTTATTAAATTTCCACCAGTTATTGAATCATAAATTCCAATTCCTATTACACGCCCCCAGTCTTCCCTTGCTTCAGGAAATTTTACTGAAGCCAAGTTGCTTGTTTCATTCGATGTTG